ATTAATGCGACAGCAGCACCAATTAACGCAATAGCAACACCAAGACCAAGTAATGATGGAATAGTCGGAGTTATAAGTGCTCCAGCAATTCCAAGAATAAGAAATGTAGCAGCAAGAGCACCTAAAGCTATTGCTATTTCTTTAATACCCATTGATCCTAGCGTCTTTAAAACCGGAGCAAGTATTGCTAAAGCTGAGGATACTACCAGTAAAGCTATAGCACCACCAATGGCACCTGTCATTGCATACATGGCAACTGCTATTATGAGTAATGCACCAGCTAATGAAGCTAATCCCCTACCAATCTCTTCCCAAGTCATACCTGACATTTTGGTTAAAGCATCGGCAAGAATTGTAATTGCTCCTGCAATTATAACAAGACCAACAGCACTAACAATCATGCTTTTTGGCATAAGTTTTAGAGCTATAACTATAGCTAGTAAAGCACCAGCCATTCCAGCCATTCCTCTAGCTATTTGATCCCAAGAAAGTTTACTAAATTTTGTTACAGCCTCAGCAAATATAAACATAGAGGCTCCAAGAATAGCCATTCCAACGGCTACTCCAATCAAATTTAATCCACTTCCTACTAACTTGGTAAAAAGAGCGACTTCGGCTAGAATAGCTCCAATTGTTGCTAAACCCTGTTTCAAAACTCCAACATCCATTTTTCCAAGTTTTTCAACAGCTAGAGATATTAATAATATAGCACCAGCTAAAGCAATTATTCCAAGTCCCCCACTAATACCTGTACCTTTACCAACTAATTGAGTAAAAGCTACTAATTCACCAAGAACTATTCCGATAGCAATAAGTCCATTTTTTAAAATAGAAACATCAATAGAACCTAATTTCTCAACTACTTTTGCAATTATTTGAAGTCCAACCGCCAAAACAATAAGGCTAACTGCAGCCCCAACAAAACTTTTAGCTCCCGTTCCTATTGTTCGCATAAATATAACAAGACCAGTAGTTATTGCCCCTAATGCCACTAGCCCATTTCCTAATTCATCTGGATCTATTTTCGATAGGACACTAATTGCAGCTGTTAAAATTAAAAGCGATGCACTTATAGCGATTAGAGTTGTAGCAAATCCTACTGCTCCAAGAACATTACCGCCACTTCCTCCTGCGCTAAATATTTTAACCGACGCTATCAAATCTGTAAATAAAGCAGTAATTGCAACTATAGATGAGGTAAGTTTCTTTGAATCTATTAATGAAATAACTAATAAAGATGCTGCTAATATACCTACAGCAATAGCAATATTTAGCAATGTCTTAGATTTTAAATTCTGTTGCCAAGCTTCAAGACTCGTTCTAACTCCATCTAAAATTCCAGCTACACCCCCAAAGATCCCACTAAGACTGCTCATAACGCCACTACCAGAATTTACAAATTTTGTAATAGCTAGTATAAAAGCTCCAAGAAAACCGGCATTAAGAGTATCAAATAAGTTGCTAAAATCAACTGTAGAAACAGCATTCATAATAGCTGTTCCAAGTTGACCTAATATTTTTCCCATCCAACTCCCTAACTGGAAAAGAATGGGAGCAGCCTTTTTAAGAAAATTAATAAGACCATCTACAATAAAGACAACCCCCTTGAATAGGGTTTCAAGAGGAGAAAAACGAAGCTTTAGCTTATCAAGAAAACTGCTAGCGCCACCAGTATCGATTTTATTAAAATTAAGAGCTTCTCGAAAGCTATCAATAAATCCTTTAAATGTGTTCTTGACTTCTTCTGTTAAGATCTTAACTTTATCGAATACACTTTTAAATTTATTCCCAAAGTCGCTAACAGAATCTCCAATATTTTTAAAATAAACTTTTACTTTTTCTAAAGCTTTCCCAAAAGTATCGTTTACTTTTATAAAATCTCTAGTCTTTACTATTTGAAAAGATAATACTTTTAAGTATTGAACTAAATTACCTATTAAGGGTTTAATTCCACTTATATTAATTTTTCCAAAACTATCAAATAAAGCTTCTATTGCCATTTTACCGATATCTAGAATAGCAAATAATCCTTTAAAAATATCTCTTAATCTTTGGAGAGTTATTAAGCTAGGTTTAAGATAATCGGTAAATTCTTTTATAATTTTAGTTATATTATATATAGTGCGTCCAGTAGGACCACTTGGAAAAATCGAATTCCAAGCGTCTCCTACAGCATCCATAATACTAAGCAGGGTTTCAAATGTATTTTTAATTGCTGCAATTGCTAAATTTCTTCCACCCCAATCTTTCCAGCCTTGCAAAATGGCATTACGAGAATCGCTAGATTGCTGAATAAGACCGCCAAAAGTGTCACTTAAATATGTAAAGAAACTTTTAGCCTCTTCAAAATCACCAAGTATAATTTCCCAGCTCTGAGTCCATCCAGATTGTAGAGCTTCAGCTAATGTATCTTTCAATTGAGTTAATGTTTTAACTTTAGTAGCAGCATCATTAGCTGTTTGACCAAGTTTAATAATTCCTTCTATTTGCTCTTCAGTATATCCTATTGATGCTAATTGTTCTTTAGAAAGATCTCCAGTAAATTTCTTTAAAGTTTCAGTAAGAAGTTCGCTAGTTATCCAACCATGTTTGAGACTTTCTCTAAAGCTTCCTTCTTTCTTAATTATGTCATCAATGGCAATGCCATGCACTCTAGCACTTTCTTTAAGAGCATCTTGAAATACTTGGCCTCCCATACCAGCATTAACAACAGAATTCCAGTCCATAAGTTTAACTGTACCCGACGCTAATGCCTGAGATAGTTGATACATTGCTGTCGATGCTTGCTGAGAATTTGAACCAGATACAGCAGCCAAATTCGCAATACCTTTAATAGCGTCTGCTGAGTCTCTTAGACCAATACCTGCGGCGGTAAATGTGCCTATATTTCTGGTCATTTCTGTAAAGTTATAAATAGTCTTATCGGCATAAGTATTAAGTTCATCAAGTACTTCATTAACATCTTTAAGAGTAGTACCTTTTGAAGCTGTGTTTGCCAAAACAGTTTGAATGGCATTCATCTGGGTTTCGTATTCGCTAAACCCCTGCTTTGCGGGCCTAACTAACGACTGCCATAATTTATTCCCAAATTGAATGGCACTATTAGTAAGATTTTGAAGGACGGTCATACCAATAATGCCAAAGGTGGAAAATCTATTAGATACATTTTGAACCCCATCGGCAATTCCACTTAAATTGAGAGATTTACCAGCATTAGAAAAGTTTTGTAAACCTTTTGCCTGTTCAGTAAGATCTAATGATTTCTTCAATTTATCTAAAGTGGCAGTACTTGTAGCAACTCCGCTTTCAAACTCTTTATTATTAAATCCGAGATTGACAGCTCTATTGTCTACAGTATTACTCATAATTTGGATACCTCCTTCCATATAGCATCGGCAATATCATCTAATATAGGTGCCATAGCTGGATTAATGTAATCAATACCTTGAACGTAACTCCCCCCTCTTGTTCCATGACCATATTGAATAAGAATTGCCGGTTTTATGCCATTTTCTTCATGGGAGTTATACCAACCTATAGAATAACCACCACTAGTTACTTCAATCTTATAGTTCCATGAAGCAGCAGTTATACCTGTATCCTTTGGGGTCGCTACAGATAGAGCAATGACTCCCTTTTCTCCATATCCCTCAAGAATATTACGCACTTGCAATATTTTAGCATTCTTAAGGAATCTTTCAGTGTTTTTGAAATCTCCTGTCTGTTTAATGGTAATCATCGCGTTAACCTGTAGTGTTTAATTTTTCCCGTCGAGCAGCATTAAGAGCTGCGTTACGAGAATAAACAGTGCTTTTCGGCACTTTCTTCTTAGGCTGATTTTTAATATTGCAAACATTAATTAATGTTAATAATCTATTTAAGTGCCATTTTTGACACTCAAAAGGAATATTTAAAGTAACCATCCAGTAATAAATAATTTCTGCTGTTATTATATCATTATTAATAACTTTTTTTTCATTACTAAATGTTGTAGCAGTCATAGGAGCTTCAATGTATTGAGTAACTTCATCGATAAGATCATTAGTAATAGCTTTATATACATCAAAATTAATATTCTGACTAATGGTCATACAACGAATATAATCAATCGTCTCTTCATGAGTTTTTGGTTTTTTTGAGAGAAAGGGCTTACACCATTTTGACTCCCATTTTGATAAGGAGACTAAAGAATGTTCCAAATGTAAAATTTGTTCCTTAGTTTGAAGGAACTGATTAATTTCCTCATTCCATAATTCAAT